CCTCCTATATGGCCTATCCGTCTTTCCGTCTTTTCTTTCCATAAAACCCGAGGCATTTTTCTGGGCAGAATTGTTCTATAACTTACTAAATCTATCTGAGAGGAGGTAGAAACCATTGGCAAAGGCTGCTAATGACAAGACGAAAGCCAAGAATCGTCCAGCCCTGTCAGTAGAAGCTAGGGAAGCACACCTTATTTCCCTCGCTGAGGACCTAGCAGAGCAGCAATTGAGAGATGGAACTGCTTCCTCTCAGTTGATTACTCATTATTTAAAGCTTGGATCTACGCGCGAACGGCTCGAAAAGAAACTTCTTGCCGAGCAAGTCGAATTGGCATCTGCTAAGAAAGATAATATTCGTGCGCAGGCCCGTCAGGACGAACTTTATGAAGCAGCTAGGAAAGCTATGCAACGGTATAACGGTGATATGGATGAGGAGGAGTATGATGAAGACATATACTGAGCTTCTTAGTATTCCTAACTACATTGGCAGAGTTGAATATTTGGAAACGCATTCATGCATTGGCGAAGAAACTTTTGGATGGTCTCGATATTTGAATCAGGCTCTCTATCACTCAGATGAGTGGCGAAAGTTTCGAAGAGATATTATCATTAGGGACGAAGGCTGTGATCTTGCACTTCCTGACTATGATTTGGAAAGTAGTGATATTATTATTCACCACATAAATCCAATTACACCAGAACAGATCGAAGCTCGAGACCCTATAATATTCTCTAAGAACAATGTTGTTTGCGTCTCTGATAGAACTCACCGATTCATCCACTATGGTGGCATTCGAAATGCTATATTTCCAGTGCTAAACCGTACACCTAACGATACCTGTCCATGGAAAAGACCGAAAGGAGGGGATCGCTAATGGGCGTGTTTACCCAGGCTAAGATCGAGTCGAGTATTCTGCTTTCCATCAAGAAAGCCATCGGGGCGGCCCCTGATTATACTCCCTTCGATGTTGACATTATCATGCATATAAACTCGCAGTTAGCAAATCTCTATCAAATCGGTTTGGATGCTGCTAGAAGCGTTGTTGTGGATGGACCCGATCAGCTTTGGACAGATTTGATTCCTGCTGGTGATTCTCGTCTCCAGTTTGTGAAGACATATGTCTATGCCAAAGTGAAGATGATCTTTGATCCGCCTACTTCGACTGCACAGATGCAAGCTTTAAAAGATGCGGCCGCCGAGTCTGAATTCAGAATTAGCGTTGCTGTTGACAAACCGTATGACGATCTGAATCCTGCCAGCCCTGTTGCTACTGGGGATCATTCTGTTCTTAAGAATCGTGATCTTCCTAATCAGCATCCCATCAAGGCTATTACGAATTTGGATGAAACTATCCAGAAGACGAATACCAGCCTGAGTGAGAAGCTGAATAAGTCTAGCGCAATGACTGAGGCTCAGATCGATGCGATCATCAATAAGTCTCGCTGGAAGAAGTCAACGAGGTGATCAAATGGCCGCTAATAACTTTCTCGATCAAGCAGGTCTGGGTTATCTGTGGACAAAGATAGCCAATGCGATTTCTACATCTACATCTGCTACGGAAAAGAAAATTCCTTCTAAGGTATCTCAGCTTGAAAACGATAAGAAATACATTACTCTTGCTGAAGTTCCTTCTGATACAGCTATCCCTGCAGAAACAATACAAGCAATTGTAAATGGCACATACTCTCAAAGAAGGAGGTAGATTATGGCCACTCCTAATTTTCTTGATCAAGCCGGTCTGGGATATTTATGGGCAAAGATAACTGATGCAATTTCCACGTCTGCATCTGCTACGGAAAAGAAAATTCCTTCTAAAGTATCTCAGCTTGAAAACGATGAGAATTACATTACTCTTGCCGATGTTCCTGACGGAGTTGCGGCATCCAACACGGTTCCTAAGGTTGACTCTGGATCTGGCAGTGTCGGTACTGAATCTGCATTTGCAAGAGGCGATCACGTTCATCCAACTGATACAACTCGACTCGCAACGAATGGCGATGCCTCGAGCGTAACAGTTACATTCACAGCTCCTAATAAGCGAGAAACCATTGTTTCTGGTGAATCATTCAACACCATTGCCGGTAAAATTCTGAAGTATATGAATGACTTTGGAACTTGCGCATTCAAGAGCATAATTCTGAAAGAAGATCTCGCACCCTCTGTCAAGACCTCTCTTGAAAAAGCAGATACAGCACTTCAGTCTTACACCGAGACTGACCCGACGGTTCCTGCATGGGCTAAGACTCCTACTAAGCCGACTTACCCAGCCGCTGAAATTGGTGCATTGAGCATTGACGATGCCAATAATAACTTTGCTAAGAAGTCTGACATTTCTACTGTCTATAGGTGGAAGGGCTCTAAAGATACCTATGATCAGCTTCCGACGGAAGGTAATGCCGTTGGCGATATCTGGAATGTCAAGGACACCAACATGAACTATGGCTGGACTGAAGACGGCACCTGGGATCCGCTCGGCAGCCCTGTCGAAATTTCTCCAATTACAAATGAGGCAATTGATTCGATTGTTGCCGGAACTTAATAGGGAGGTGACCTCAAAATGGCTGCCTTCCTTGATCCTAACGGTCTGAATCTATTTTATGGTTTGATTGCTGCAAAGTTTGGAGCAGGTGCTGCAACTGGTTCTATGGATTATTCCAAAGCAACTTATACTGGCGATGGAAAAACCACAATTGCCGATCAGCTTAACATTCCGAATTTAAAACGGGCGACCGATTTGAATGCTAGCCAAATGGATTTGGCAATTATTTCTGGAACGCCAAAGAATGAGAATGGTGCTGATAGTTTTGGAATTATCTGGGGTGGAACTGGACTTACGGGCGTGGGAATCAGTGTTTATCGTGACTATGATGCCGATATTCTTACTGTTTCTATGCTACGAAGGGTTCAACTCTATGCAACATATTTGGACGGAGTTCCTTATGGAAGAATTCAGTTCAATCAGTTACCTAGCGGTTTCACCCCATATGATCCAGCATTTACAGCATTGCAACCAGACTATGCAAAAGCCATGCTTCGTGATGCCAATACGTATTATACGATTGGTTTGTTTAAATTCAGCAATTCTGTAATTAATAGCCAATGAATTACATGATGCTTAAATTTTTAGCATATTTACTCCTAGGAAAGGAGGGCTTACATGGCTGTATATGGCGATGAACTTTACCATTATGGCGTTCCGAGAAAGTCGGGTCGGTATCCATATGGCTCTGGCAAAGAACCGTATCAGGATAACCCGAAAAAGCGTCGTTTGAATAAAGATGAATCTGCGCCGAAGGCGACCTCAAGAAGACCTGAAAGCATTTGGGCAAAGCATCGAAGACTGCAAGCTGAAAAACGTGATGCAGAGATTCGAGAAGCTAAACGAAAAGCTGCTGTTCGGGCAGAAGAAGAGCGAAAGAAAGAAGAAGCCGCTAAACCACCCAGTCAGAAAGCAAAAGAAATGTCTGATGAGGAATTGGTTCGCGCAATCAATCGGCTTCGACTTGAGCAAACATATATGAGTATGCTGAATCCTTCCAACCAGCAATCTCAGCAACAGCAGGCACAGCAGCAAGCCCAGAAAATTAAAGCTACTGTCGACAAGGGTAAGCGATTGATTGATAAGATGAAATCTGGTTCTAAAGATATTGCCGATCTTTCTCAAAATATTGGTAATATTATGGGCGGAGCACAGAAAGCTTATGCAAATTACCAATCAATCATAAAGTTGATGGACATTGAAAAGAAGCGGAAGGGTGACTAATGTCAAAGTATCTATCCAACACTGCAGTGCCTCGCTACTACGGCGAATTCCGGGAGAAGGTGCTGGCAGGAGAAATCCCCGTCAATCGAGAGATATCGATGGAGATGAACCGAATCGACGAATTGATTCGGAACCCGGGCGTATATTACGATCCGGCTCCTGTTGAGGGTTGGATCACATATTGCGAAAGCGAACTCGTCTTAACAGATGGATCCGACTTTGAGATGATGGATTCCTTTAAACTTTGGGGCGAACAATTATATGGTTGGTTTTACTTTGAAACTCGGAGCACTTATGTTCCGGATCCTCAAGGTAAAGGCGGTCGATATGTTACCAGAAAGTTAAAAAGAAGACTTATCCATAAGCAGTATCTAATCGTTGGACGAGGCGCGGCGAAATCTCTCTATGATTCTTGTGTACAGTCTTATGGTCAGATTTGTGACACATCAACGACTCAGCAGATTGTGGTGGCGCCGACTATGCGGCTTGCCGAAGAGACAACCACTCCTCTGGTAACGGCAATTTCACGTGCGCGTGGGCCTGTCTTTAAGATGCTTACTGCTGGATCTCTGCAAAATACAACCGGAAGCAAAGCAAATCGCTGTCAATTGGCATCAACCAAGAAGGGTATCATGAATTTCATGACGAACTCACTAATTGAGATTCGGCCTTTGAGTATTGATAAACTTCAGGGTTTACGATGCAAGTATGCAACAGTCGATGAGTGGCTTTCTGGGGAAATTCGTGAAGATCCTATTGGCGCTATTGAACAGGGTGCTTCAAAAGTCAAAGACTACCAGATCGTGGCAACTTCTTCTGAAGGTACTGTACGAAATGGCGTTGGCGATGCAATCAAAATGGAGTTACAATCAATCCTGAAAGGCGAATATCAGAATCCGCATGTCTCCATTTGGTGGTATAAACTTGATAGCGTTGACGAGATCAATGATCCGGCGATGTGGATTAAGGCAAACCCTAATATTGGAATTAGCGTGAGTTATGATGCTTATCAGCAAGACGTCGAGCGTGCTGAGAAAGTCCCCTCTGCAAGAAATGATATTCTTGCTAAGAGATTTGGACTTCCTATGGAGGGCTACACATACTACTTCCCGTATGAAGAGACTATCTGTCATCCAAAACGGCTGTATTATGGTATGCCTTGCGCTATGGGAATTGATGCTTCTCAGGGCGATGACTTCTTTGCATTCACATTTCTGTTTCCGCTCAAAGGTATGCAATTCGGAATCAAGACCAGAAACTATATTTCTAGTCGGACAGTCATGAAGCTAAATCCTGCGATGCGGCAGAAATATGAAGAGTTCATGGAAGAGGGCAGCTTAATTGTTTTGGATGGAACGACGCTTGACCCCATGCAAATTTATGAGGATCTTGACGAGTTTATTATCCAGAATAATTATGATGTTCGTGCTGTTGGTTATGACCCTTACAATTGTAAGGATTTTATTGCTCGCTGGGCTCAAGAGAATGGCCCATTCGGCATTGAGAAAGTTATTCAGGGCAAGAAGACTGAAACTGTCCCCCTTGGCGAACTCAAGAAGCTTTCTGAGGATCGAGCGTTGCTGTTTGATGAGCAGTTGATGACATATTCTATGGGTAACTGTATTACATTGGAAGATGTAAACGGTAACCGCATGCTTTATAAAAAGAGATACGATCAGAAGATTGATGCTGTTGCCGCTATGATGGATGGTTACATCGCATGGAAGCTGAATCGAGATCTCTTTGACTAATTTTCTTAGGAAGGAGGAAACTTATGGCTGTTTATGGTTCTTGTGGACAAGAAGAGCTTTATCACTATGGCGTTCTCGGTATGAAATGGGGGATTCGGCATAACCCAGTAAAGGCATATGAAAAATCCTCTGCAAAAGCCAAAAAGAATCGCGAAAAGTATGACAAAGCCAAGAATGCAGAACGAAGTCTTTCCTATACTATTTCCCAGCGCCGTATGAGCGCTTTTAAAGGTCGCCGAAATACTTCGAAACTTGAGAAGAAGCTTGAGGGAAGAAGCGCAAAAACAATTCGGCGTGCTCAAAAAGGTGCCAAGTGGTATAAATCTATGGAGAGCAATTTTGCAAAAGTAGATATGAAACTCGCTAAGAAGCAGAAAGACGAATTTGAAATGTATCTCAAGGAATTGGATGCATTTAACGATCGCCTTGCTGAGGCTCGCGAGAGACGTCGCGGATAAAATTCAAAATGAGTGCATACCCCTAATAAGGAGGACCCCGCATGGATCTATCTTTTGGTTCCAGAATAAGGCGTGCGTGGAACGTCTTTAAAAATCGGGACCCGATGACTGATATGTCCTGGCGATTGGGCTATGGGGACTCTCAACGGGCTGACCGAGTGATTCTATCATCCAACAATGAGAAAACAATTGTGAATGCGATTTACAATCGGATCGCATTGGATGTTGCATCACTGAAATTTCGACATGTTCGCCTTGATGAGAATGAACGATTTAAGGAAGAAATGAGCACGGGCTTGAATGAGGTTCTTAAGACTGAAGCAAACCTGGATCAGAGCGGACGAGCATTTGTTCATGATATGGTTTTGTCCATGATCGATGAAGGTGTTGTCGCCGCAGTTCCTGTCGAAACAACAGATGACCCTGAAGTATCCAGCTCTTATGATATCTTGCAAATGAGAGTTGGTCCAATCGTAGAATGGTATCCACAGCATGTAAAGGTGCGTCTTTACAATAGTGTAACGGGCCAACGCCAGAAATTCACTTTTAGAAAGAGAGATGTGGCGATCCTCGAAAACCCGTTTTATGCAGTAATGAATGCACCAAACTCCACCCTGCAACGTCTTATTCGAAAGCTTCGCCTTTTGGATGTAATTGATGAGCAGGCTGGATCTGGTAAGTTGGACTTAATTATCCAGCTCCCTTATACGATTCGTAGCGAAGCACGTCAGCAGCAGGCCGAGGTTCGTCGAAAGTCTGTTGAAGACCAGCTTGCTGGGAATAAACTCGGCATCGCATATATCGACAGCACCGAGAAGGTAATTCAGCTCAATCGCTCTGTCGAGAATAACCTCTTGAAGCAGGTTGAGTATTTGACGAGTATGCTTTATAGCCAGTTAGGTTTCAGCCAGAGTATTCTGGATGGTACGGCCGACGAGCAGACGATGTTGAATTATCAGAATAAGACTGTCGAACCTTTGGCATCCACAATCACTGATGAGTTTAAGCGAAAGTTCTTGACCAAAACTGCCCGGACACAAGGACAGTCTGTCATGTTCTTTACTGAACCCTTCCGCATTACTCCTGTTAGCCAGATTGCTGAGATTGCCGATAAGTTCACCAGAAATGAGATCCTTACCAGTAACGAAATCCGCCAGATTATCGGCATTAAACCTTCTGATGATCCAAAGGCTGATGAACTGCGTAACTCGAACCTCAATCAAGAGAAACAAGGGGATGAACCTTCTGGTGGATTTGCAGATTTATTAAAGAAAGGAGAAAACGCAGATGTATGATTGCGAAGGCTATGTAACCCGATATGGTGTGAAATGCACTGATGGCGTTACAATTAGTCAGGGAGCTTTTGCAGATCAAAATGGCGCTAGAGTTCCGGTGGTGTGGATGCATATCCATGATGATGTCGAAGCTGTTCTTGGCCATGCTGACCTGGAAGCACGTGATGATGGTGTCTATGGAAAGATTTCTTTCAATGGCACCGAGGCTGGCATTGCCGCAAAGGAACTTGTAAGCCATGGAGATGTAAGCGCATTCTCCATTCATGCAAATCGCCTAACTAGAAACAAGTTTACAAATGTTGTCTCTCATGGCAATATTAAGGAGGTAAGTCTTGTTCTGGCCGGAGCGAACCCTAAGGCATATATCGAAAAGTTGAATCTCACTCACAGTGATGATGGTGATGACGATTTCGATGATGCAAATATTTTCACAGCTGGCGGTATTATTCTCGCCCATGCTGATGAGGAAAAGAAGGAGGACCCCGAAGTGAAAGACGAAGATCTGAAGCATGAGGACCAGAAGAAAGAAGAGAATTCCGAAGGTAATGAGAAGACCGTGAAGGATGTTCTCGACACCCTGAATGAAGAGCAGCAGGCCGCCGTTGCCTATATTATTGGCAAAGCTCTTGAAGAAAAGGGCGGTAGCGTTGAACACAACGATGATGACGATGAGGAGGATAATCCCGATATGAAGCACAATGTCTTTGACCCCGAGAATGCCGCGGCTCCCACTCTGAGCCACGACGATATGCAGAAGATCCTGAAGGATGCCAAGCGTCTGGGCTCTTTGAAGCAGGCTGTTCTGGAGCACTGCGAAGCTGGTGGCGATGATGCTGAAGCCCTGCAGGATGTTATCCAGCATGCTGACGGCGATTATGGTGTGACCAACGTTGGCTATCTGTTCCCCGATGCTCGTAAGATGACCAATGAGCCCATCTTCATCCAGCGCGATCAGACCTGGGTTTCTCAGGTCATGAGCAAGGTCCATCGCACTCCCTTCTCTCGCATTAAGTCTATCTTTGCTGACATCACTGAAGATGAGGCTCGTGCGAAGGGCTATATCAAGGGTAAGCTGAAGAAGGAAGAGGTCTTCTCCTTGCTGAAGCGCACCACCACCCCCACCACTGTCTATAAGAAGCAGAAGATGGATCGTGACGATCAGCTTGACATTACTGACTTCAACGTTGTTGCCTGGCTGAAGTCCGAGATGCGGATGATGCTGAATGAGGAGCTGGCCCGTGCCTTCCTGATCGGCGATGGTCGTCTGGCTTCCAGCGATGACAAGATCAATGAGCAGAACATTCGTCCCGTCTGGACTGATTCCGAACTGTTCACTGTGAAGTATCCTGTGAATGCTGGCACCAGCGATGCTGAGCATGCCAAGAACTTCATCAAGGCAGTCGTGAAGTCTCGCAAGCTGTACAAGGGCTCTGGCAATCCCGATCTGTATACCACTGAGGATATGCTGACCGAGATGCTGATGCTGGAAGATACTACCGGCCGTGTGCTCTATGACACTGTCGAGAAGCTTCGTACCGCCCTGCGTGTGAACAGCATCGTGACGATCGAGTCTATGGTTGGTCTGACCCGCAGTGATGATGCCGGCAAGACTCAGGCTCTGGATGCTCTGCTGGTCAACCTGAATGACTACAACGTCGGCGCCGATAAGGGCGGCGAGGTCAACATGTTCGATGACTTCGACATCGACTACAACCAGTATAAGTATCTGATGGAGACTCGTTGCTCTGGCGCTCTGACTCGTCCCTACGCCGCCATCGCTTTCGAGGTCCAGAAGGACTAATCTGAGATAGCAGAAAGGAGAATTCACTATGGACATGATTTTTAAGGATGCGAAGGACAAGAATGTCGCTAAGGTAATCATTTATGTTGCTTCTAGCAAGGCATACGTTGACGCTGCTCATAAGACCCAGATGACGACCTCTCAGCTGAAGGATGCTTTCCTGAAGGGCGCTGTTCTGGAGATCGAGAACGGCTATGCGGTTCCTCTGTTCTACACCGAGACCACTAAGGTCGGCACTGTTAGCGGCGTGAGCGCCATGACTGCTAGCGCTAACACCCTGGTGACTGCCGCGGCTAAGGCCGACTGATTAAAAATTCAAAATGGCAAAGTTTTATGGCGCAATCGGCTTTGCTGTGCCGATGGAAACTGCCCCGGATGTTTATACGGAGACTCCGGTAGCTCGTTACTACATGGGTGACGTTATCCGAAATGTGAAAAAAGCAACTTCTGGCGAAGGCATTAATGACAACATTGATGTTAATAACCGGATTAGCATTGTGGCTGATCCGTTTGCTTTTGCGCACTTCTTTGCCATGAGATACGTTGAATGGATGGGGGCGTATTGGAATGTTCAATCTGTTGAAGTCCAATCCCCCCGTCTAATCATCTCGATCGGAGGTGTGTATAATGGCGAAATCGCGTCAACAACTATCTGAGATCTTGAATAAGATCATGGGGTTTTCGAAACGCGTATATTTTCAGCCTCCGGCCACAATTAAAATGTCATACCCATGTATTATCTACAAATTTGACGACATTGATACAACATTTGCAGATAATAATCCGTATTCACTTACGAAGAAGTACGTGGTAATGGTTGTAACAAAAGATCCCGACTCAGATCTTCCTATGAAGATTGCACAGCTCCCCATGTGCACGATGAATCGAGCTTATCTAGCCGATAACCTTTACCACTATGTTTTCGATCTTTATTTCTAAGGAGGAACAATCCTATGGCTAAACTCGTATGGGATAAGACCGGTGAACACCTGTATGAAACTGGTGTAGACCATGGTGTCCTGTATTTCCCCGATCAGACCGGCGCCTACAAGAATGGCGTTGCTTGGAATGGCCTGATCTCTGTTTCTGAATCTCCCTCTGGTGCTGAGGCTACCGGCCAGTATGCCGATAACATCAAGTATCTGAACCTGATCTCTGCCGAGGAGTTCGGCGCAACCATTGAAGCCTATACCTATCCCGAGGAATTCGAGGCTTGCAATGGTAACAAGGAGCTGGTTGATGCTTCCGGTGTCTATGTTGGCCAGCAGTCCCGTTCCGTCTTTGGCTTCTGCTATCGTACCATGATCGGTAACGATACTGATGGCCAGGACCATGGTTATAAGCTGCATCTGGTGTATGGCTGCCAGGTGTCTCCTTCCGAGAAGGCTTATCAGACTATCAACGACTCCCCCGAGGCTCTGACCTTCAGCTGGGAGCTGTCCACCACCCCTGTCAATGTGACTGGCAAGAAGCCTACTGCTCTGCTGGTTATCGATTCCACCAAGATCGACAGCACCAAGCTGGCAAAGATTGAGGCTAAGCTGTATGGTGATGAGACTTCCACTGGTGCGGTTCTGCCCACTCCCGACGAGATTGCCGAGATCCTGTCTGCGGCCTAACCATCCTGAGGGGCTGGGAATGGTTATCCTAGCCCCTCTTTAAAAAATCAAAATGAGTAAAAAGGAGAAAGATCTATGATTAAGCAGCATGTTTCTTATGAGGACTACGATGGCAATAAGGTTGAGAAGGACCTGTGGTTCCATCTGAATAAGTCTGATCTTGCCAAGATGAGCCTTGGCTTTGACAATGGCCTGATTGAAGGCCTTACTGAACTCCAGCAGAAGGGCGATAAGAAAGCCGTCGCTGAGTTCATCGATAATCTGCTCGTGAATGCTTATGGCGTTCGTAAGCCTGGCAGCGATGTCTTCCTGAAGACTCCTGAAATCAAGGAAGATTTTCAGTATTCTCTCGCACATGATGAGATCCTGATGATGCTGCTCGGCGGCGAGGATGACGAGATCATCAACTTCATCGTGGGTATTATGCCCGGCATGAGCGCTAAGGATCGCGCTAATGTGATTGAGCAGGTTAAGAATGCTCAGAAAGCTAAGAAGCTCCCAGAGTCTATTGAGGCAAGCGAGAATGCTTAAGCTGGTCGTCCCGGCGACCGAAGTTTATGATGAAGCGCTCGAGAAGTTTCGGACGTATCCGGAGAAAGTACTTATGCTCGAACATAGCCTTGTCTCAATTTCAAAATGGGAATCCAAATGGTGTAAACCATACTTAAATAGTCAATTAACCCCAGTGGAATCACGTGACTATGTCCGCTGTATGACATTGACACAGAATGTTCCGGATGAAATTTATGAGAGATTGAGTCCGCAAAACATTCGAGACATTGATGCTTACATTTCAGCACCGATGACAGCAACTACAATTACGCATCATGATGCTAAAAAGAAGCCAGTATTTGGAAAAAGGCAAACAGTCACTTCTGAAGTAATTTACGGATGGATGGTTGCCTTTCAAATTCCTGTTGAGTTTCAAAAGTGGCATTTAAATCGTCTCATGATGCTAATTGAGGTTTGCAATGAACAGCAGAATCCGAAGAAGAAATCTAAGAAGGAAACTGCTCGAGATTATTCTAAGCTGAATGCTGAGCGTAGAAGAAAACTAGGAACGAAAGGGTAATCTTATGGCAATTTATAAGTCCATTCCCGTGAATAAATGCCGAATCCGACTGATCGACAATCGGAAAACAAAGTATACACTTTCGACGATGTGGAAATTGTATGGTGGTCCGAATGTAACGATCATGAATGGTCCCTTCTTTAATATGTCGACGAGAAATCCTCTTGCGCATACTAAGATTGATGGGGCAACATTATATCGGCCTGCATACAATGAATTTGGCATTGGCTGGAAAAAGAATGGCAATCCGGAATGGGGTGTTCTACCACATAATGGGTTTGACAGTTACTTTACAAATACAGTCGTCATTCCAAATGGCAAAAAGAGAAAAGATCTCACATCGCATGTAGATGCTGATGGTACCAAAGCAAGACCTCGTTTGACCAGTCGCCCTGCTTTCGGCTTTAAAGGAAACAATTTCGTATTCGGAGTCGAATCTAAAATCGGATTGTGGGATTTCCAAGATCTTCTATATAAGAAAGGCTGGAACTATGCTCTGATCGGCGATGGTGGAGCCTCTACGGCTTTTAGAGATTCTACTCGAATTATCAAGCCATCCAGAACTATCTCGGTATATGTCATCATTTCTGAAGTTGCAGAAACTGAGGTTGATGAACCAAAGGGGGAGAAACCTATGATCCCTATTTATGCGTATAGTTGGAAGAAAGATGGTGAAAAGAAACTCTCTTCTAACTTTAAAGTTAAAGAGTTTCGTTGCAAAGATAATACCGATACTATATTTGTAGCACCGGCATTGGTTAAACTCTTGCAGGAAGCTCGAGAATATTTTAAGAAGCCGATCATCATTAATTCGGCCTATCGAACAGAACCTTACAACAAAAAGATCGGCGGTGCAGCATATAGCCAGCATAAGTATGGCACTGCGGCAGATGTCTATATTTCTGGTGTTCCTGTTAAGACGATTTATGATTGGTTTGACAAGAAACTCGGAAATTCCGGTGGCGTTGGTCTTTATGAAAAATTTGTTCATGTAGATGTTCGAGAAGTAAAGGCTCGCTGGAGTTAAGCGGCCTTAAGAAAGGAGAATGCGGGTGATAGCCATTAGGACACGTGGAAATTTTAATAATACCGAGAAGTACTTAAAAGGCTTGGCGTCCAAAGACTATCGCCCCATTCTCGATGCATATGCTAGACGCGGATTAGAAGCTCTGATTCGTGCGACCCCGGTAGATTCAGGTATTACGGCCGAGTCCTGGGGTTATAAAATTCAAAATGATTCGCAGGGCATCTCGATTGAATGGTATAACACCAATACAATTGATGGCTACGCATTTGGCGGCAAAGGAACCCCTGTGATCATCCTCCTCCAGTATGGGCATGCAACTGGAACTGGCGGATATGTCGAGGGCTATGACATCATCAATCCAGCCATTCGGCCGATATTTGATGAACTCTCTAAGGAACTGTGGGAGGAGGTTAGAAGATAGTGTCTACAACAGTTGATAATCGCGTTGTACAAATGCGATTTGATAATGAAGAGTTTGAAAAGAAAGCAAGCAAAAGTTTATCTACTCTGGATCGACTTAAGAATGCTTTAAAGTTTTCGGGCGCTTCGAAAAATCTTGACAAAGTAAATGAATCTTTCAAAGAGGTAGATGCAAATCCTCTTTTGAAAGCTATTGAGGGAATAAACGGTGGATTTACAACTATGGTAGCAAAAGCTACACTTGTAAATCGTGCTACGAATGCCCTCATTGATACAACAAAGCGTTTTGTCAGCAGTATGACACTTGACCAGGTTAATGCTGGCTGGGATAAATATGCTGAAAAGACAAGTGCTGTTCAGACCATTATGGCTGCAACATCTAAGGACTTCAAAGATACTGGAGCCCAGATGAGCTATGTTAATAGTCAGCTCGAAAAGTTAAACTGGTTCACCGACGAAACCTCTTATAACTTTACCGAAATGGTCGGAAACATTGGTAAGTTTACTTCCAATGGTATTAAACTCGATCGATCTGTTACGGCTATGCAAGGCATTGCTACTTGGGCCGCTCGTTCTGGTGCCAATGCCAATGAAGCTAGTCGTGCTATGTATAATCTTTCGCAAGCATTATCGACTGGTGCGGTCAAGTTGATTGACTGGAAATCCATCGAGAATGCAAACATGGCTACTGCTGAATTCAAAGAAAATGCAATTGAAGCGGCTGTTGCGCTTGGAAAACTTAAGAAAAAGGGTGATGGAACTTACGTCACCATGAAGAATAATGCCGTTAGCGTTCAGAATTTCAACAATGCACTTTCTGATGCATGGTTTACATCGGATGTTTTGCTGAATGTTTTGGATCGTTACGGCGGATTTACAAATAAGCTTTATGAAGTATCTTCTGCTACAGATTTAACTGCTACACAGTTACTTTCGGCCGTAGATAAGTATGCAGAAGGAACACTTGATCTTCAGGCTTATGCCAGCATGACAGGCGTTGATATAGAAGAACTTCGTGGATATCTGGATGAATTAAGCTCTTCTACTTATGAGCTTGGCCGAAAGTCTTTCCAGTCTGCACAGGAAGCTAAGACATTCGCAGAAGCTATTTCTGCAACATCCGATGCCGTATCTACCGGTTGGATGAAGACCTTCGAGTTGATATTTGGCGACTATGAAGAAGCTAAAAAGCTTTGGACAAACCTTGCCAACATCCTTTACGAAGTTTTTGCGGCATCTGGTGATGTTCGTAATGAACTGTTTGAGGGCTGGCGTGAAGGCGGCGGTCGAAAGACCATGCTTGAAGGTATCAATGAAATGATGGAGGCTATCCTTCGTGTCATTAAGCCTTTCAAAGATGCATTTCGAGATATTTTTCCTGCCAAAACAAGCCGGGATCTTTTGAAATTCACGAATGGTTTCAAGAATCTGATGAAAGCTCTGCAATTGAATTCTCGTCAGATGACGAATCTTCGTAGAGCTGCTCGTGGTGCGTTTTCAGTATTTGATATTCTCTTTAGTACACTCAAACAGCTTGGAAATATTATTAAGAATTTGGTTGCTCCAGAATTGGGTAGCTTTGGAGATCTAGTTCTTGAAATACTTGGCACCGTTGGCGATTTACTTTACAGTTTTAGGAACATGACCATATCTGGTGAAAAGCTTAATGTCAGCTTTGAAAAGATTGGTTCTGGTGCCAAAAAACTCATCGACATTCTTAAGAATCTCTTTATTCAATTTAAGGATAGTAGGATTGGGCAGACGGCATTTAAACTTTTGGCAACCACCATTGAATCAGGTGCCCAAGCAGCTTTAAAACTTCTCAATTATATTTCCGAAACCGTTTCCAGAATAAAAGGGATTGATAAACTAACATTTCCTAATTTGATTGGGATCTTTAGTCAAATTGGAAAAGATGCATGGAGCTGGTTTAAAGGACTTACAACTAGCATTACCGACACCAATGGTCTTCTTGAAAATTTCAAATCTACTGTTGAAAGTGTCTGCAACAAAACTGGTGCGAGTTTTGATAATCTAACTAGACGAATCTCTATTGTATTTAATACACTTAGGGGTTGGCTTAAGGATGTTCCTTGGGGAGCACTTTTAAGTATTGCATTTGGCTTTGGAATCATCCAGTCTGTCAATAACTTTACAAAGGTAATGACCAAATTTGTTACGGAAATTGGTAATCTTACTAAAGGATTTGCCGGTCTTACGACAGGCGTCAATAAAGTTATGACATCTATTGCCGGTATGTTTGATGCTGTTAAGAATTCTATAAATGCACCAAACTATGTGAAAATGGCAAAAGCTGTTGCTATCTTAGCAGCTTCTTTGACTGTTCTTGCTTTACTGCCGACTGATAAACTTCAAAATGCAGCAGTTATGCTGACTGCTACTATGGTAGCGTTTGCAATCTTTGTTAAGGCACTTACGATGATGCCAACATTGGCCGCAACTGGTGCTGCGGCTGCAAGTATTCTTGCTAAAGTTGTTGCTGCATTGGCTGGAAGTCTACTTCTTCTCGCTTCTGCATTTAAGATGCTCGAGGATATGGACCCAAATATTCTTTTGGATAATGTCCTTGCTATCAGTGTTCTTGTAGGAACACTTGCTACGGCGGCAACATTGATGACCAATAAGATGGGTCTCCTGACTGCATCTGTTGGCAATACGGGGATTCTTAACAGTGCTGCTGCAAACATTCTAGCAATGTCTGCTTCGATATACATTATTGCAAAAGCACTTAAGAATATTTCTGATATTTCTTTTAGAGATATCAACTCTGTCATTAATGCTCTAGTTTTAGCGACTGGATCTGTAATAGCATTGTCAGTCGCTCTTAGTAAGTTGAAAGGAACTTCTCAACTGAAAAGTGCTGGCGCAATTCTTACGACGGTACTCGCATTGTCTGCTGTACTGAAACTCATCCAGAAACTTGAGAATTACGATATAGACGATATCTGGGGCGTAATCAAGAAACTTGGGCTGATGATCGCTGCTTTGGCTGCGGTATTTGCAGCAACGAATCTTGCTGGCACTAATGCCGCTAAGGCGGGTGCTCTTATGGGCGGTATTGGTCTCGGAATTTATGCGATCATGGCGGCTGTCGCGCTACTCGGAAACTTTAAAACACAAACTTTGGTCAAGGGGATCGCTGCGATTGGATTCTTAACCCTATTTATGGGTGGTTTGATTGCATTCTCCAAATTTGCTGGAAAAGATGCTCATAAGGTTTCTGTGACGCTTCTTGCTGCATCTGCTGCTATTGGTGTTCTTGCCGTTATTGGTGGCATTGTCGGATATCTTGATACTGGCGCCATGTTCAAGGGGCTTGCTTATGTTGCTGGTCTTTCTGCGATCTTTATTGCAATGATTAAGGCTACTGCCCAGGCAAAAGATATGAGCAAGAGCATCACGACTATGACCATTGCAGCAGTTGCTTTGGGAACTATGGTTGCCGCTTTGAGTATTGCCATGAAGGATAGCCCAGAGACATTCAAAATGGCCACATACGGCCTCTCTATGATGCTTGCCGCATTTGGTGTTATGGGCGCACTTACTAGCAAAGCTGAAATAAACATTAAGTCCATGGCTATTCTAACGCTTGCTGTTGGTGGCCTTGCTACGATTTTGGGGTTGCTTGTTGCTCTGGCACCAAATCTTAACCAAGCAATAGAAGCTGCTTCTGGCGTTACTGTACTGGCAGTTGGATTGTCTGTCATGGCAGCTGCATTGTCGAGTTCAGCAGTAGGCTTAATCGCACTAGGTTCTGGCGGAGTAGCATCCCTTACCGGTATCGGTATTGTTTTGCTAGCTCTTATTGGAGTATGCGCAACACTTGGAATCGTCCTTGCTATCATTAATGGTCTAGACGTTCCCGACGATCTCCCGCAAAAATGCCTGACGATTTCTCAGGCACTTGGAAATCTTGTTGCAGGTTTTGTTGCTGGTGGTATCGGAACATCCATAACGATCCTTGGTGAATCCATTAAAGCATTCAATGATTCTATGGCCAATGTGAAGTTTGACCAAGTTAGTTCCGGCATTAAGGCAGTGATTGCATTTGCTGGTGGGTTAGCCATCTTGGCGACTGTTGGACTTTTTGAATTTTTTGTTGGTGCACCGGACCTTGAGCAATTCAAAATGCAGTGTGGATTGCTTGGCCAATCACTTACTGCTTATAGTCAGGGTCTTGCTGGATGCGATGTAGATACTATCACCGCATCTCTTCCTGCAGTAAATGCCCTCGTCGAGATTGCAAATACCATTCCGAAGCAAGGCGGCCTCTTTAATCTCTTTACTGGAACTCAAAATCTTGCTGGTTTTGGTCTCCAGTTGGTTCTGTTTGGCACAGCATTAACTGGATATTCTCTTGCCGTTAAACTTTGTGACAATACAGCCATTGCGAATTCTCTGCCTGGTGCGCGAGCGTTGGTCGAGATTGCAAATACAATCCCTGATTGGAGTATCTTCGGTTTATTCTTTGGAACAAAAGATCTCATGCTATTTGGTACGCAGTTGGTAATGTTTGGCGATGCTATGGCCTCATATGCTTGGAGCGTTAGTGGCATTGATTTCGGAGCAATGAACCAATCTATCGCTGGTGCACGAGCTTTGGTTGAAATTGCGAATTTGTTGCCCGATGATAGCATTCTGGCTCGGTTTGCTGGTAAGCAAAATCTCGATAATTTCGGTGAAACTATTTCTAAATTTGGCGGGCATATTGCTAAGTATTATCAGAATCTTTCTGGAATTCAGATAAATAATGCCGCTACGAACAATATCATTACTGATATGCGTCGATTGATTGCATTTCTCCCTGAGATTCAGGAAGTTAGTACGAAGACTCTTACTGAATTCAGCTCTGAAATTTCTAACTTTGGTTGGAATTTGTGGCAGTTCTTTTCTTATACTTCTCAGATTCAAGATCCGACGCCGCTTGATATGCTTTGCCAGAATGTTGTGCAATCTATTGCAGCACTCCGCGAATATATTGAACAATTCCGTCAGGCAGGTCAAGATTGCGTTGCTGGATTCTTGGAAGGCGTCGCTGGCAATGAATCTCTTGAAACTGTTAAGACCAGTGGCGCTAATTTCGGTAACGCATTTCTGAACGGTTTCCGAAATGTCACCGGATGGCATTCTCCATGGACTGAGATGATTGCCGCTGGATGGGATGCCATTAAGGGTTTGTTCTTGCCGACCGAAAGCGAAGAAGCAAAAGCCCCTGGTGAAAATCTTGGTAACAAAACCCTGGAGGGATATGATTCGGCAACCAATGGGAAGTTTGAAGAAAAGTCCGTCTTAGCTGCGACAGAACTAGCAAATGGCGCTATTGCAAATGGCGATAAGGCCGAATCTTCCGGTGCCTATATGGGTAGTCGTATGCTTCAGGGGCTCGGTAAAGCTTTGGAGAATCCTGGAGCATATGTAAAAGAGCAGATCAAAAAAGTTACTGGCGCCGTCGATGAATACGCTGATGCTGATAAAAACGATGGCCTTGTTGGGCTTTCCGGCCTCGGATTTGATACTAGTGAAACTGATTCTGCAGTTTCTGAGCTTACCAATAGTCTCACCAATACAATCACACAGGCGACCAATAATTCGTCTGGTGCATTCTCTGCTTCTGGCACGAAGGCTGCGGATACATTTCTAACAGCATTCGATTCGAAGCTTTCCGATCTTGATCTGGATCTTTCTACGATTGATTTGGAGAAAGAACTTTGGGAAGCAACGATTGGCAAGACTGCTTCTGAACAGGATAAGCAAGCCAAAGAAACAGAAGTCATTACCGAGAAGATCAAAATTCAAAATGAGAAAGTCGATCAAGCAAACCAGAAGTATGAGTATACTGTCAAGAAAATGGGCAAGACGAGCGAAGATGCTAAGAAGGCCTATCAGCAACTTTTGCAGGAGCAAATCGATTTGGCTAATCTCATGGACAAGGTAAACAATACTCGTGAGACTGTCTCTGATAACTCGACTAATGCAATGGTTGCATACGCACAGTGGATTGGTGAATCTAAGGATGACCTTCTGAAACTTGGTTTCACAATGGAGCAAATTTCAGCGGCAGCTTCTGAACGTACTGGATATAATCTGAAAAACACAACAGAAACCATGACCGAGTCTGTAACAAATGCTGTTTCCACAGCAATGAATACAGTTTCCGATACCTATCTTGCTACGGCTGAGTCTACGCTTGGGGCACTCACTACCAATTTCGAGGGTTATGGTACGCAATATGCTACCTCTATCGGAGAAGGTATGAAGACGACAACTTCGGCTGTTACTGCTGGTGCGCAGGCTTTGACAATTGCTGGTAAGAATCAACTCACACAGGATTCTGGTCAATGGTATACACTTGGCCAGATGTGTGCAGAAGGCTTCAAGCAGGGTATTCTTTCAAAGAGCGAAGAAATCGCAATAGCTGCAAGGGAAGTTGCAGCGGCAGCTTTTACTGCTGTTCAAATAGAAGTTGATTCGCATTCTCCTTCTCGTAAGTTTATGTGGCTTGGCGAGATGTGCGGCCTTGGTATGTCAATTGGTTTTCAGAATATGGAGGGCGAGATCTCTCATTCTGCGACTCGTGTTTCTGAAGAGACGATTGCTGCTGCAAGAGATACTATTGGACAGCTTGCCGATATCATTGATACTGACCCGACGCTTCATCCGCAGATTGCTCCTGTTGTTGATTTGACGCATGTTCGCTCTGGGTTTAATAAACTCGGCTCGATGAAGACACCAGTTATTAGTACTTATGTAACCGGCGCTCGTGTAAATGCGGTTGCAAATTCTCTGAGCTCCCGTGAAAACGGTATGAAGCAACCGGTTCCGCAGAATAATCAAAATGGGCCTCAGGTTGTCGAGTTCGTGCAGAATAACTATTCTCCGAAATCTCTCAGCCGCTCCGAGATCTATCGCAATACTAATAATCAGTTTACTGCTTTCAAGGAGGCGATTTCTAAGGTATGATCAAGTCCATTACGGTAATCAATCCGAAGGGCGAATCTCTCGAGCTGGATCTCTTTCATCCTGAAAAATCGGGGCTGATTGTTAAGAGTATTACTGGCCTGGGACCCCCGAAAGCTAATATCAATTCAACGGATCTGGCCACGGCGGATGGGGCTCTTTACTCGTCCGCACGAGCCAGCACCCGTAATATTGTCTTCAATCTGCAGTTCATGTTTGCGCCGACGATTGAAGATATTCGACAGAAAACCTATAAGTACTTTCCTCTAAAAAAAGAAGTTACGATCCGTGTTGAAACTGACAACCGTTCTTTGGAAACGAAGGGCTATGTGGAGTCTAATATGCCGGATATTTTCTCTCGAGAGGAAAGCGCACAGATTTCGATTCTCTGTCTGGATCCATTTTTCTATGATCCTTACCCAAGTGTAACCCAGTTTACAACAGTAACACCGAACTTTGAATTCCCCTGGTCTAATGAATCTTTAGAAGAGGATCTTATTGAGTTCGGCATTATCAATCTTGATACAAGATCCATTCTTGATTATCATGGGGACGTTGATACCGGTGTTCTCATTACAATCCATTCTCTTGGAAAAGTGACTGGACCGATTGTTGTGTACAATGTTGAGACGCACGAGTCTATCAAGATTGATTTGGACCGCATCAAGACGCTGATTGGACGAGAATATTCGAATGGTGATGACATCATCATTTCCACAGTGAGTGGAGATAAGTATGTGCAGATCTTGCATGATGGCAAGTACACCAATGCAATTTCTGCCATTGAAAAGCTTGCTGATTGGTTCCAAATTTCAGTTGGAAAAAACATCTTTAACTTTACGGTAAAAGAAGGCATTTCCAATATCGCAATGACATTCTCTTATCGAAATGCTTATGGAGGTATCTAATTATGGAATTCATGGTCTTGAATAAGAACTATGATGGCATCGCCATGATTGATACATTCACCTCGGCTATTTGGACAGTTCGGTATGATGAGGCCGGTGATTTCGAGATTTATACGCCTGTTCGGCTTGACTATATCCAAGTTATGCAGATCGGAAACTATCTTTGGAATCGAGATAGTGATCGGTTAATGGTCATCGAGACAGTTGAGATTGAAACTGATTCTGAGGAAGGCCCACAGCTAATTATTACTGGGAGAAGCCTTGAAAGCATTCTGGATCGACGCATTGTTACAAGCTCTCAAAATTTCTCTGGAAATTTGCAGAGTGTGCTCTTTGCAATTATTCAAAATGAGGTTATTTCTTCCGATGAAACAAGACAAATCCCAGGGTTCTCTTTAAAGGCCAACTCGGATTCTCGGATTACCAGCATCTCAATTTCAGAATTAAGCATTCGTGGCGAAAATGTCTATGATGTAGTCTGTAGTCTTTGCCAAGCAAATAAAGTCGGCTGGCGAATTCTTCCTAAAGGCACTGGCGGCTTCGAGTTCGAGCTTTATGTTGGCACCGATCGATCTTATGCACAGTCTGTAAATCCTTATGTCACATTCTCCCCATCTTTTGAAAACCTTTTGAATTCGAACTACATCAAATCTTTTAAGTCCTATAAGAATAGCATTTATGCTGTTGGAACTTATCAGAAAGAAGTTATTCTTCAAAATAAGTACAAAGATGACAACGGCGAATGGGTAGTTGAGGAACAGACAACTTACGAAGAAGCCGAGGTTGTTACTTGGCAGTATTCGGAAACGGCGACGCCAAGCGGGCTCGCTCGAAGAGAGATGTTCATTGACAACGGTGGTGTAAATGATGGTGAACAAGGTGGCGAATATGCTACCTGGAATGCTGTCAATAAAGAAAAAGCCATTGCAGAACTTGGCGAACATCAGACAACTACTGCTTTTGAAGGCGAACTGGAAGCAACCAGACAGTATATCTATGGAGAAGATTTCAACATAGGTGATATTGTTCAGGTCGAAAATGAATTCGGAATTACTGGTACAGTTTACATTTCTGAAATTGTATTTTCTCAGGATGCGAATGGTATCACGATCACCCCTACTTTTACGTCCACGGAGGACGAAACTATTGGGTAAAGGAGGTTCTTTATGGCTGTAACTTATGGCTTTTATAACTCGCTAAATAAGGATCGAGTTTACAATGCTGAGCAAATGAGTTCCATATTTAATGGAATTATTACAGATGGCGTGTTCGCATCTATCGGCGGATCTTTAATGCCGATTGCGGGAACCGGAATGCAGGTTGTTGTGAAGACTGGTAAGTGCTGGTTTAATAGCACTTGGACATTAAATGATGCGCTTCTTCCTTTGGATATTCCTGCGGCAGATGTGAGCCTTACTCGAATTGATGCCGTTGTTGTGGAGATTAATTCTGCGGTTAGTACGCGTGCAAATACCATTAAGGTGATTAAGGGTACTCCCTCGGCTAATCCTGCAAAACCTGCGTTGGTCAATACGGAGACTCTACATCAGTATGCACTTGGCTATGTAACTGTCGGTGCTGGCGTTACTAGTATCACTGCAGATAAGATCGAGGTAAATGTTGGTAAGACAACTTGCCCATTTATTACCTCTGTTCTTCAGCAGACTGATATTACTGCATTGTTCAATCAGTGGGATGCAGAATTTAATACATGGTTTGCAAATATTCAGTCTCAGCTTTCTGGTGATATTGCAGCTAACCTTCAGAGGCAAATCGACGAGCTGAAAGACGCAAGAAACATTAAGATCAGTAGTGAATGCGCCAATATTTTGAATATTGATTCTAATAGTAGCGTAGACGATGGCCTTAAAAGTCTTAGTATCAAAACAAATATGCTTGTTCAAGGAACTGTAACTTTAAAATTGAAAGTGGTTGACCAATCTGGGCATCCGGTTTCTGGAGTTCGGATTGCAAATACGTTTTCAATAAATCCTGGAGATACTCCTTTGACAGATAGCAATGGCAAACTAACTGCATATATTAATGGACATGGAGCAACTATCTCCATTTCCGGATATGGTGATATTCAAGATGCATCCATGGAAATTTCTGCTAATCCAGGAGATACCATTTCAAGAACTTTGACAGTTACACGTAGAAATTTCTTAAAAATAACAAAGAGTCAGAACATCAGGTTCTCACCAAATTGTCAATCGATTGACTTTGCGCTCGGTGGTGCTGGTGGTGGTGGAAGCAAGTATGTAAATGCAAGAGCACTTTATCAGTATTTATATCATGCTGGCGGATATGCTGGTGGTGGTGCTGGTGGCGGCGGCGGATATGTTACTGAAAAAAAATCCGTTAGTATTTTGCCAAATCATGATTATCCGGTTATAATTGGTGCTGGTGGCACTGGTGGTGGAACATTATCCTCAACCATAGATCCGAATGGAGTCGGTGGTGATGGCGGTATCAGCTCTTTTTTAGGAAACAATGCTGAGGGTGGAAAACATCCTACTTATCAGAGTAAAGTATTGGTTGATTCCGATGATCCAGAAAATACGCACATTGATAAATATGTGGGCGGTGTTGGCAATGGTTCTGGCGCAAATTCTAGAGATTATGTAAACTCTAATAGTGTAAATATATATCCTGGATTGGCTGGAACTCAAAAAATATATGCATCATTTACCACAGATACGTTATACGGCGGTGGTGGTGGCGGTGGTGCCGCCATAGGTCTTGTAATTAGTAATTGTAATGGTGGAGTCGGCGGCAATCCTGGTGGTGGTGCTGGTGGCGCAAATACTTTACAAGGTAGTACAAATGATTCTGGCAATCCTGGCGCGCAAGGCATCGACAACCTTGGCGGTGGTGGTGGCGGTGGTGCCTGTTCGCAGGGACGTTTTGGAGCAACAAGTGCAACAGGCGGTCGTGGAGGAAACGGCGTCCTTACTATCCGTATGTATTTAGCCGTTAGTTAAGGTGGTGTGATCATGTACTGTATTGTTGAAAATGGGATCATAGTAAATATTATAGTGAGCGATAAGACCTTTGCAGATAGTATTGGTGCATTGGAATCTTATGATGGAGCCGCTATAGGAAGTAAATATGACCCTCCAATCCCAGTTAGCAGACTCGACAAAATAGAAGCACAGGTCGCCTATACCGCCATGATGACCGACACATTGATTGGAGGTCAAAAATGAAGGATAAGATTGCACTTTGGTATGCACAGGGACTGTGGACTTCAAATATGGTTCAAAATGCTGTCAAAAAGAAAATTTTGACACAGGATGAAGCTGACAAGATCCTTTTGAAGAAAACCTAATATGAACTCGATATGGGTTTCATATATAAAAATTGAAAAGGAGAAACACTATGGAAAAAAAGTTCGAACAGATCATCAACGAAGGTAAGAGAACCGGCAAAACGACAACTGAGATCAATGCCGAATTGAAAGCCGCCGGTGCAAATTTCCATTTGGATTTTGAGGGGGCTGTTTCTGGATGGTCCGAAAAAGAAATGGAAGAGGGCTTTACCCCTGCAAAGGAAGAGTCTAAAAATACCGGCGGCACTTTGAATTTGAGTCGTGATGTCAAACTGGCAAACAAAACTCAGATTCAGGAACTGGCTGGGAGCAAGGTTGCAATTACCTACGATAAGGATGGTTATGTAAAGACTATTGCTCCCGTTGATTAATTAATCGCCAACACGAACATCTGAAAACAAACATAAGGAGACGTTACTATGGATCAAAACCAATGGTTCAATACAGGTAGTCCAGCTCCTATGAATGACAGACAAGCGTTCGAAGCAGGCTGGACAGCTGCTCAAAGGCAGATGGCATATTCTCCGCAAGTGCCTCAGATCAATGAGCGTATCTTTCAGCAGACTCCCCAGCAGACCCCTCCTCCGAGACCAACGTATCTCCCAGGTCGAGTCGTGAATTCCCCAGATGATATTCGGGCATCTGAGATTCCTATGGATGGCACTGTTGCTGTATTCCCATCTTCTGATTACTCTCATGTAATTCTAAAGGCTTGGAATAGCAATGGATCGATCCAAACCGAAATCTATCAGCGCATGAACCCCAATGCGGAGTCTGCGCCTGACCCGAGATTTGAGGAATTCAAAATGGCTTTAAATGAGAGGCTGGACAAACTCGAAAAGATGCTTACGTCCTCTCAGCCAAATCAAAAGTCCTCACGTACTACCAAGCAATCCGTTGAAGAGGAGGCAAAACATGAATAATCCTATTATGGCTCTTGCCCAGATGGCGATGAATCGAATTTCCTCCGACCCTAGCTTCCGCAACAACCCTCAGGCACGAGCTTTCATGGACATCATGCAACGAGGAGATGTTGCCCAGGGACAGCAGATGGCGAAAAACCTTTGCCAGTCTTTTGGCGTATCTGAGCAGGAAGCTCTTCAGCAAGCAAAGTCGTTTTTTAGAATCCCGTAATTGAATTCGTACACTACGAGTTGATTCCGGGGAGCGCGCGGCCTTAGATGAAACTCGTTTTGTAAAATATTTTATTTTTCAAGGAGGATCATTCTATGTTCAACATGAGCGCACCGAGTTTGGCCGATATTGCGGCCGTAACCAGAAACAACAACGGCGATGATGGCTGGGGCGGAAACAATGGCTGGTGGATTCTGATCATTCTGTTTACACTGTTTGGCTGGGGCAGAGGCGGATATGGCGCTGGTGGCGGTGATTGCCAGTGCGCTACTGCTGGCGATATTCAGCGTGGCTTTGATACCTCCGGTATTATCAACAAGCTTGATGGCATCAACAGCGGGATTTGCTCCCTCGGTTATGACCAGCTTGCCCAGATGAACACGATCAATCAGAATATCTCTACGACTGGGTTCGGAATCCAGAATGCGCTTACCCAGATGGGTATCGCAAACATGCAGGACACTAACGCACTTTCCCGGCAGTTGGCTGATTGCTGCTGTGAGAATCGTCAGTCTATCGCACAGGTGCGGTATGATATGGCGACTGATGCATGCGCAATTAAGACTGCCATTCACGAAGTTGGTCAGCAGATTGTTCAGAACGATAACGCGAATTTCCGCGCTCTGTCCGATCGTCTGACTCAGCAGGAGATCGATCGGCTGAAGGCCCAGCTCGCCGACAAGGATCTCCTGATCAACCAGCTGAACCTGGGTATTTCCCAGCGTAATCAGACCGAAAACATTGTCTCCCAGTTGAAGGGTAATTGCGGCTGCAATTGCGCTTGCAATTAACTGTGCTGAGGTGGGCTTTCTTCGGAAGCCCCCCTCTCAAAAATTCAAAATGAGTGAAATGGAGGTATATTTCGATGATTAAACTCACGAATCTTACTGCTCAGACAGTACAGCCTGGCCAGTCTGTTACCTTCTCCACGATTGTGAAGAGGAGCGGCTGTGCGGAATGCTTCCGTCTTGGAACCGGTAGCGTAAAGCTTTGCAAGCGCCCGGCATGCTATGAAGCCTTCTTCCAGGCAAATGTAACGACTGAGGCCATTGGCGTGGCACAGCTTTCTTTTGCAATTGGTGGAGATACTCTGCCCGAATCCACGATGGTTCGCCAGATTACTACCGCAAATGCATTCGATAGCATCACCTTCTCTGATCTGATCTCTGTCAACTGCTGTGACTTTGATCGCTTGACTGTCACCAATACCGGTGCTGTTCCTGTGGTCATCTCTACGAATCCTCTCTTGTATATCAAGAGAGTATCTTAAGGGGGTGCAGTTATGGCGAACTACGATATTTGCATGATGCGTGAAAAACTCATGAGTTGGACCAAAGAAGCCATGAGTGGCAATCCGTCCGAAATCAATGCACAGGAACTTGGAGAAGTCGTCGATATGATCAAGGATACTTACGAAATGGAGTATTATTGCGCCAAACGTAAGTATTACGAAGAGAAGATCGGCGCTATGGAGGATCACGAGGGCGACGAACGATTCAAAATGGGTCGTTCCGGCATGATGCGTGTCCTTCCTGAGATGGACCGTCGTTGGGATCCTGATGAGTATGATGTGTATGCTCGGATGGGTTATTCTGGATGCCATGCGACCACCAGCGAAATGGGTCGAAATTGGGATAAATATCTCGATGCCAGACGGCACTACAATGCTACGAAGTCTGATGCAGATCGGATGGAAATGTCCACAAGTGCAAAAATGCACATTGGGGAGACAATTGCTACACTACGTGATATGTGGCATGATGCCGACCCCGACCTGAGGGAGAAGATGAAGAAAGATTTCTCCGCTTTACTTCAGGAAATGAACTAACAGCCAAGTCATGGATAGTTTCTTTGTGAATGGGTATCTATGGCGTATCAAACGAGTCCCATATGCAAGTCCGATGTTGATCGAGAAGACAGGTACGCGAACCGTCGCTACAACTGACCCGATAACTCGAACGGTGTATTTGCTCGATACGTTAGAAGGAAGCTTTTTCACGACAGTGCTATTGCATGAACTTGGCCATGTGGTCATGTTTAGCTACGGGCTGCTCGATGATGTTCACCGGGCAGTCCCGCGGCATTTATGGATTGATGCTGAGGAATGGGTCTGTAATTTTATTGCAGATTATGGGCTTCAGATCTTCCAGATAGCAAGCACTGTATTGGGTGAAGAAGCCTGGTCATTCATTCCTTATGAACTGGAGCGACTGGTTGTGTGAGGAGTGTCTCTTTATGAACCCGTATATTCAGATGTTCTTTACTATTTTGGCGTCTGTCCTCGCTTCAGGTGGCTTTTGGACTTTGATTCAGATGCACATTAATAAAAAAGACGCCAAAACAAGATTACTGGTAGGCCTTGCTCATGATCGTATTGTAGAACTTGGTATGCAATACATTGAGCGTGGTTACATATACCAGGATGAGTATGAAAATCTCAATGACTATCTGTTTAACCCGTATGAAAAGGCGGGCGGAAACGGATCAGCCAAACGAGTCATGGATGTTGTTCGCACATTACCCATGAAACCAAATCCTAATAAATGAGGTGTTCAAAATGACTCTAAGTAACAAAGTGTATGATACACTGAAATGGATCGCTCAGATCTTGCTTCCCGGATTAGGTACGCTCTATTTTGCCATCTCGGGGATTTGGGGCCTTCCCTATTGCGAACAAGTTGTAGGTACGCTTTCTGCAATCACCGTGTTCATTGGCATGCTGCTTGGGCTGAGCGCCGCTAAATATCCCGGTGATGGCACAATCAAAATGCAGGGCGCTACTTATAAAACAAAGCTTTCTATTCCTATGGATAAACTGACCGAAAAGAAAAATGTTATTCTCAAAGTTGAGGATGGCGATAAGAAATGACACCCTCTCTCTTCTTCGCATTTGGTCTTGGCTTCTTGGCGGCCATCTTCATTTGCATCTTGGTTATATTTGCCTGCCGAAAAAAGATATTTTGTTTCCTGAATAAACGATTTAAATCGATTACTCGGTGGCTTTTCATAACCGGTCAATTCTTTGCACTCATTTGGGTTAGTACATCTTATATTCTTGCTGCATATGCTACATTTGTTCTTAGCCAGCCATTCCCGATCGAAACTTTGTCTGAACAGGCAATCGTAGTTTTGCTAGGGACGCTTTCTGCCAAAGTTATCGAGAATATTTTCGAACATAATAATGGCGGGATATTTGGGAAGAATAATTCGGCAAATGATAGCGAGACTACAGAGTAGAAAGCATCTAAGAGGAGACCGTGAATATATCATGGTCTCTTCTTTTTTCGCGAAAAAAACATACCATATTATGGAATAGAAAGACAACTAAAATAACATATTTTAAAGGAGAATTATTATGAAAAAGGTTATTACTATTCTGGGTATGGTTATGGTTATCACTGTAAGCGTTATTGGCGTAATTACTATGATGAACAACAATGAGAAGAATACTGACATTGATACAACTACCATCAACTACATCAGCTACTATGATGCTGACGAAGCGGTTATGAAGTACATCAAGTCTGAGAACGTGTTTGACAATAGTGACAAAGTTACTACTGTTGAGATCGAAGCTCAGCACTTGGCTACTGGTGATTGCTTCTGGGACATCGTAGCACGCGATGCAGATGGTAAGGCAGTTGGCATGATGAGCATTGATTCTGACCTCATCGTTGAGCGTCTTCAGAATTACATCTGAGCACTTATAGGGAAAGCATGGCCTTTCCCTTTTCGCGATATTTTCAAGGTGGTTTATGGAAAGAAAATAAATTTTATGGAGGTATTCTTATGACTACTTTGGAAAGATTTGTGACTATGCTTAGCATTAGTTTGATTATTGCTGGTATGATTGGTATCCATTATTATATGGGTATCGGTTCTGCAGTAGTATTCGGACTTGGCGTGGCATGCATGACCTTGACAATCAACATCGAGAATATTAAAAAAGACTTTCTTGAGATTGAGGCTTAATGGCCTCTTTCTCTTTTCGCGTATATTTCATATCCCTTTATGGAGGTGTATGATATGAATATTTTATCTGCAATTTTCGGATTTGGAGCATGCATTGCAATTATCAGCTTTATAGCTTGGATGATTGTTGATGCAGTACGAGTTGTCAAATACGGATTGGTAGATGACGATATTTATAATGAGGATGAGGATTAACGTATCCTCTCCTTTTATTTTCGCGATATTATCCTCATCTATTATGGAGAGAAACTCTACATTATATTTATGGAGGTATTATCATGGGTATTAAGAATGAGGGTGCTTTGAAGAAGAGCTGGTTTGTGTTGACGGACGAGGCCTATAGGTTCGGCGAGATTGCTGAAGACTATGCATACCCAATCTCTAGATATGATGGCGTTGCCATCGGTCCAGGTGATTGGAATACAGAAGGTCTTCAGGGAGCTGCTGGATTCAGGATCTCAGTCACTAGACGAGAGCTAGTAGAACTTCTGAAAGATTTCAAGGAAGCGTATCCCGATGCTCACATTATAGTAATGAGAAGTTAACTCTGCAAAGCAGGAGGCTGTAATAACGGCCTCTTAGCTTTTCGCGATATTTTCAAGGTAGTTTATGGAAAGGAGGAATTCTGTTATGTTTAACGATTTTAAGAGGGGTTTCTGGTATTCTATCGGAGCGATTGTTGGAGTGATCACACTTCAGACACTTGCTGATAGAGTTATCCCGGAAATTGCCGCGAAGATGAAAAACAAAGAGGACGACATGGAAGAGTCTAACTAACTATTTGGAGAGACTGATCATGGTCTCTCCTCTTTCTGGAGGTAAATATGGACACTATTTTTGTAACTGAGAAATTAATTTTGCATGCTGAAAAAGAACAACTGCTCGGCATCTCGTTTTGGGATGAACTTAGCTCGGATTGTTGCAAACTTCATGCACAGACTTTGTCAGAACCTGTCCCAATCAAAAATCTCAAGAATGCTATAGATCTCTACATGGAGGATGATGAAAAAGAAATAAATGAGAAAAACATAGAGCTCGCAAGAGATTGGGTCACACGAGAATTAGTATATTGTATTCTGACTGGCTGGTCTGTTGAGTTTCATTCACTCAATGGTGGGGCCGGTCTTAAGATTCAGATTTCAAAATGTGGGAAAAATGCCTATCAAATCATTCCGGTTTCGACCACTGTCCAATTCTACATGAAAATATGGGAAGTCATGAATACTCTTCGCCAAGATATTATAAATAATTTTCCAAATCTTGAGCAAGAATATAAAACATGGGGGGAATAATATGTCTAAAGCATTAAAATGCGATCGATGCGGCAAGTTCTTTGAACTAAAAGACATGGATGAAAAGTATGGTGATCGCGAGCGTATCTATCATATAACCACTGATATTTATAGCCCACGTAGTTGTGGCATGGATCTTTGCCCAGAATGCTATGGAAAACTTGAAAAATGGATGGAGGCGAATGAAATTGATTCTTGAGATTTTATTGATTGGCGCAACCATGATTCTTTGCACAGTTGCTGGATACATCATCGGCGTGAACGCAACAACAAAAACTTTAAAATTTGTAGGGACACTTAATATCGCTCATGATATTGATGGCGAAAAGTACACAAGTTTGGTGATCAATAAGCAGAATTCTGAATTTATGGATGATGAATCCATTAAATATATCTTAATGAATGTGAGTCATATTTATGCGGAAAAACAAGGTCTTGAGATTAAGGTCTAAACAAAGATGAGGTTCGGTCAAAATGACTGGGCCTCTTCTTTTCGTCGTGAGAAAAACATGTTGTATTATGGACGGAAGTCTAATACTTTATTGGAGGTCAAAATGATGAGTGCATTTATGTTGGATCGCATGATCCAGAAAAAGACCAAAGAATTGAGGCGGGCTAAGACGGAGAATGAGCGAAATGAGTGCATCAACGAACTTGATCAACTTATCGCGTTACGGAAAGATTTGAAGGAAGCTACTGGTGATAGTTTCATTCAGATTGCAACGTTGGGCGTAACTGTTATTGGGATCGTGGCACCGTTGGTCGTGAATACTCGGTTGATTCGGGACTGTATTCAATTCGAGGATACTGGAGCATGGTCGCATCCGACGGCAAGAAATCTCGTTGGGAAGATCAAGATCAGTAAGTAAGACAAGTCCGGCTAGGAGGTTTATCAAGGCCTCTTAGCCTTTATATTTGAGGTGAAACATGGTTCAAAGATACATCAAAAAGACCCCTGTTGTCGAGGCGGTCCGATGGACAGGTTATAATTTCGATGAGATTCAGGATTTTGTCGGGGCCGGAAATGCTAAATTTATGAGAGAAACTAATCCACCGGAAATCTATATTATAACCGAATATCAGACCCTTCATCCAGGAATCGGAGATTATATAGTTAAGAATTCTTATGGCAGTTTCGATACTTATACAAAAAGCTATTTTGAACAGTCATTTGAGGAGGCCTAATGATGAACACAAAATACATGATGAAAAAAAGCGGTAGATTTTTGAAGAAGCATCTTCCAGAAATCCTTACGATCGCATCGACTATTGGCGTTGGTGCAAGCATCTATTTAACTCGAAAAGCAACAAAAGCTGAGCAAATCCTTCAAAATGAGGGTAATTTGGAGGCAATGGAGCCAATAGAAAAGGTTAAAGCTTATGCGAGTATCTATTGGCCTGTTGCTATCGTCTCCAGCGCCTCCATCGGGTGCATGTGGTGTGCTCATATCCTCGATAAACGTACTCAATCCCAGCTATTGAGTGCTTATATGGCTCTTGGACAGGCTTACGAACGATATAAGGAAGTCGTCCGTAACAATGTTGACCAAGAGACCTATTGCAAGATCCAGGAAGAGTATGAAGCTGAGATGAAGGCAGATAGAGAGCTTCCGAGAGATACCGATGAACAGCTTTTATTCTATCTACCATTCTATAATAAATACTTCAATCGTACGATGAAGGAGGTCATCGATGCAGAGTATCAAGTTAACCGAGAGTTTGCTCTTGCCGGCTATGCTAGCTTCAACACATTCCTTGATGCCCTTGGCATCTACCCAATCGTTGGAGGGGACGATATTGGATGGTCACAGGACGCGGGAGTTGCTTTCTACGGATATGGGTGGATCGAATTCGAGCATCGACTTCAGAAAACTGATGATGGACTGGAGTGCTACTATATAGACATGCCCTTTCTCCCGACTGAAGATTACCAAGATTACGGTATCGGTCAAATTATAAGCTAATCGCGAAAAAATCCTCTTAGTTTATGGAGAGAAATCCAAATTCATATTTTAGGAGGATTTGAATATGTTTAAGAAGCTGAAAGAATTCGGAGATAAGCCTATTACTTGGAAGGCATATGGAAAACTTTGCGGCATCTGTGCATTGATCTCAATTGTTGAGATTGCCGGATGGTACATTACTATGACATATGATGTCAAGGATTGGGTTTGCGAAAAGTTCTGGAAAATTAAGCATAAGCTGATGTTCTGGAAAAAAGAAGAGGACTAATCTGCGGGAGATGAGATCTATCAGGGTCTCTCTCCTTTCGCGGATATTTCTGCTTCCTTTATGGAAAGGAGTGATAATATGATCACATTGGCGGCGTTGATTATCACATTGATTATTTTGGCAATTATAGCGGTGATCGTGTTCCTTATTGGAGGCACGGCATTCCTGCTAACATTTGGTGATGTAATCGTTGCGATATTCATCATTAGTTTGATCGTAAAGCATTTCTTGAAAAAGAAAAAGAAGAACTAAAGGGCTTTCGGGCCCTTTCTTCTTTATATTTTCGTGAAAAAATCGTATCCTTTTATGGAGGTGATGAAAATGTTCGTTAGTAATCCATATATTCGAGATTTATGTTGGATTATCGGATTATCGATTGGCATATTAGCATGGTTCATCATTAGTAAGAGGTCTTCATGACCTCTTCGTTTCGCGACATTTTCATCCTCTATTATGGAAAGGAAAGACAATAAAAAATAATGAAAATATAAAGGAGAATGAATTATGTTGCACATTGCTATGGAAATTATGGTTGCTGCTATTGGCGGCTTTGCCATGATTAGCCTGATCAGTGGTTTCATGCATGAGTTCGGTAAGTTCATTATCGAGTCTAACGAAACCGTGGTAGAGGACTGCAGTCAGATTTGATTGTAGTCTTCTCCTTTATATTTTCATAGTAATCGCGACAAAATCGTATTCCTTTATGGAGGTGAATCAAAATGAGTGAGAAATTAGACGGTATGAAGATTGCGAAGATTGCAGCGGCAGCTTTGATTGCTGTTGGAACGATTGCTAAAGCGGGTCTCGATTTCGTAACAAATCAAAATGAGATTCGCAACAACAAGGAGGAGCGTTAACACGCTCTTCCATTTTTAAAAAAGGAGAAAGATCAAAATGAAGCTAACTAAGCTTAAAGAATTCGCAAATATGGGCATGGCCTTCGCATCTGAACATAGAACAAGTCTTATGGTCGGCGGAGGTATTGCGGGTTTTATGATCGCCGGTATAACTGCAGTTCGTGTAACGCCCAAAGCAAGTATGCTCTTAGAAGAACGCAAATGCAAGAAACATGATGAATATTTGCAGGACAACGAGAAGAACCCTGCTTTAACGATCAAGGATTATATTCAGGTAACCTGGAAATATTATCTGCCGCCTATTGCTTTGGCCGGTGTTTCTGCGGGTATGATTATATTCGCACATAATGTTGATAAAAAGCAGAATGCGGCACTCGCAGCGGCCTATGCACTTTCCGAATCTCGTCTCAAGGAGTATTCTGAGAAAGTAATTGAGACTGTCGGTGAAAAGAAAGAAAAAGAAGTCCGAGAAGCAATCGACAAGGATCGTGTTAATAATAATCCGCCGGTCGATGGGGAAATTATCAGCACTGGCCAGGGCGATACATTGTGTATGGACGCCTGGAACGGCCGATATTTCTATTCTGACATTGAGGTTCTGCGTAGAGCAGCTATAGACCTGAGTCGAACTGTTTTGGATGGTGAGACAGTTTCACTCAACGACTTCTACGATCGAATCAATCTGCCACAGACGAAGAATGGAGATTTCTTTGCTTGGGAGATTGGCAATCACAATGAAATGATCGAGCTGAGTTTCAGTTCCCAGTTGGATTTCAAAAAGCGGCCTGTTCTGGTGATGGACTTTAAGTTTGCACCGAAATATTATGACGTGGAGCCCTGGTAATTCAGGATTTCGCGACATTTTCTGACTCCTTTATGGAAAGGAGTTGATCTATATGATCATTATTCGGAAACCAAGAAGAAAAGGTTGGCAAGCTATGATGAGCGGCTATCTTATGGTTGCATATCATGCATTCGAATTAGCGGACATTCATCAAAGATATAGAAATACTGATGGAATGTATGAGGCTGTACTAAAGGGTAGTCAAAATCTACATCGAGCAGCTAAAGCTGGTGGATTCTTCAAAGTTGAAGATATGTTCAAGTGGATTGAACGAGAATATTCTAAGCAGAAGAGGTCTTAACGGCCTCTTCTTTTTTCGCGAAAAATTCACTTTGTATTATGGAGTAGAAATACCCAAAAACTATATTTATAGGAGGAAATAAAAATGGACGAGAATATGGTTATGGAGAACACTGAGGTTACTGAGCCCGAAGAGGCTATGGTTCCTGAGGAGACCGCAGAAGACTGCGGCTGCACTTGCGAAAGCGGTAGCGGCTTTGGTTCTGGTATGGTTGGCGGTGCTGTTGCGACAGGTTTGATCCTGGGCGGAATTGCGCTGGTCAAGAAGATCAAAGCAAAGCGTGCTGCTAAGAAGGCGGCCAAGGAAGCTGCGGAAGCTCAGACTATGGATACGGACGAAGCCGAGGAGTAAACCATCGTCAGATCTAACTATGAAGAGTTAGGGAGTCTACAAGGGATGAGATCTATCAAGGTCTCTCCCTTTATTCTTTAAGGAGCTTTTATGTTCACAATGATTAAGCTTATGCGAGAAGCAAACAAGGCGATTCAAGAGGGATTGATTGGAAATCCTCAGAATCGAATTTATACCGGAATTGTATTTTTAAGTTTTGGTATCGGACTCGGACTGTCCGGTATTGCACAAATCAAGATGGAGGGTCAAAATGGAACAGTATCCGAGTAATACTTTGAAAGAGCGAAATAAACAAGCTCAGAAAAAAGAGAAACCCGATCTGAAATGCGTTGTCAGTGGAAAGTCTAAGCCAGTTCCGCAAAGTCTCTGGTCAAAGGTATTTGTCGGTATTAAGCCGGCATCTGGCCAGACTATGAAAAGTTTCATTTTTGATGAAATCGTAACGCCGCTGATTCAGCGGGCAGTTGTCGAAGGTGTCACTGGCGCTATCAATTATCTCGTAAAAGGCGATGCATATGCAGATCGAAAAGCCACCAATTCCTTTGGCAAAAGCTATATCAACTACAATGGAATCTCGAGTGGAAAATCAAATGGCAATGGTAGTCAGTACGTCTATTCTGGAAAGAACTCCGGAATGGAAATCGAGAATGTCTGGTTCGAGTCTCGAGTTGACGCCCAGAGGGTTCTTGATGAAATGCAGAATGTAATCGCCGGCTATGATATTCTGACGGTTAATGGCTTCTATGACATTATTGGCCGTACGAATATTATCGATCCTAGCAACGAAAAATTTGGCTGGAGTGACCTTAGAAACGCATATATCACGGCGTCTCGAGGTGGCTGGGTAATTCATCTGCCGCATCCGATGCCCATTGACTAACATTTATATTTAAATAAAGGAGAAAGATCATGAAAAAGACTGAACTGGCAACTAAAGCTGGCCAGATCCTTGTAAAGACCAAGCTTGGCATCAAGAAGCATTCCCCTGAGATTCTTGTTGCGGCAGGCATCGGTACTGGGATCGTTGCGGCTATCGTTGCATGCAAGCAGACGATTAAAGCAAATGATATCGTCGCTGAAGCACGAAAGAGCCTGCAGAATATCGAGGATGTGAAGGAACTCGCTGCAAACAATGAAGTCGAGTATACTGAGGAAAACGAGCAGGAAGATCGTAAGACCATTGGCATGCAGGTCGCTGTTGGCATGGTAAAAACTTATGCACTTCCTGTTGGCCTAGGCATTCTTTCCGTTACTTGTATTCTGGCTGGGCATCATATTCTGAAGAAACGGAATGTGGCTCTGGCTGCCGCATATTCTGCTCTGAGCACTGACTTCATGAACTATCGGAAGCGTGTTGTTAATAAGTATGGAAAAGATGTTGACTTCATGCTGAAAAATGGCCTTGAAAAGCAGATCGTTGCAAATCAGGTTATCGACCCTGAAACTGGAGAAGTGAAGGAAACTAAGGAAGAGGTTCTGACTTACGAAGGCGACAAACTGAGTCAGTACGCTCGAGTCTTTGATGAAGTTGGTTCTACTCAGTGGACGCCCTCTGCAGATCATAACCGTGCATTTCTCTTGATGGAGCAGAACTACTTCAATGAGAGAATTCGCACTCGTGGCTATATCTTCCTGAATGAGGTGTACGAACGTCTGGGCTTTCGTCCGACTAAGGCTGGCAGCGTTGTTGGCTGGGTTTATCAAAATGCCGATTACGAAGGCATTGACTTCGGCATCTTTACAGCTCATACTCAGAAGGCTGCAGAATTCCTTGAGGGCACCGAACCTTCTATTATTCTGGATTTTAACGTCCAGGGCGATATTCTATCCCTTGTAACCGAAGGCGGCGTTTGGGATCAGTATAATGGAGGCTAATTATGAGTCTTGATTGTAGGATTCTTCGTAAAAAGGGCGACGATCAGATCTATTATTACTGCAAAAACAGTGGTGTTACGCCTATTGAAACAAGCCTTTGGACTGATCCTGCAGAAATTCCAAAAGAAATTGAGCATTACTTCAAGAGCTGCAGTGTCATGACTATTGGGCCTTATATGGCAGACTTTTTCGGGATTCAAGAAAAACTATATCCGAATTTTCCAAAATGCAATCATCCAGAATATAAGAATACAAACTGTCTTGCAGAATGCTGCAAGCTTGCACCCGGTGAGGATTGGGAGAAGTGCCCATATTTTCCAAAGAAAACCTGAAAGGAAATCTACTCATGAAAATTCGCGTAATTGATGCAGTTTTAACATGCATATTGTGCTTCTTAACCGGCATGGCGGTCATGCTTTGGTATACTCAGCTTACTGAAAAACCTCAAGAACCTCCCGTCGTGAATGTCTATGTGATCGCTTCCGATAAAGAAGAAGAGGTTAAAATAGAGCCCAGTAAGGAAACTGAGATTATCATCGAGGAACCAAAAATTAAGAAAAAATGGTATTCGGAAGAAGATATTATAAACATGGCCAAGATGTGCTATGGTGAGAGTATGAATCTTCCGATCCAGAGTACTAAATATGGTGATCGATCTGCAACCTATCAAAGCGCGCAGGCCATGTGGACAGTTCTCAATCGAGTCGATGCTGGCTATGGCGGTATTTCGACTTGCATCAAAGCTAAGAGGCAATTTGTTGGCTACAAGTCCGACAATCCTGTCACTGATGAGCTCTATGATCTTGCAAAACTCGTGATTGAAGATTGGTCGACTGGGGAAGAGAGATATCGTGTATTGCCTAGCGAATTCCGATATTTTCATGGGGATGGCCGGCATAATCACTTTACAACCAAGTCTGATGGTGGAATCGAATATGACCATGCAATTCCTGATCCATTTGTATAAGAGGTGAAAAGAAATGAAAAAAAGTTTATGTTTTGCTATTGGCGCAATAGTTGGTGCGGGTCTCGGGGCTGGCGCCACCTATTTCTATATGGTCAAAAAGCAATCAGATACTCTTGCGGCAGTAACGGACCAACTTCGAGATTATTATTCCAATAATCCCCAGAAGAAAGTTGAGGTCAAAATGGACAATTCCAAACAAGAGGAAGATATGCAAGAAGTGGTTCATGAGAAATCCTGTATGAGCTCTGAGCATTTTACTCAGGATCGCTATAAGGACTACACCAAATGTCGCGATGTTCCGTTCCGTGTCGATACGGAGATTACGGAAAACGAAGATGGGGAATTGGAAACTGAAACTCTGGTCAAAATGGGGGATGAGGATGAATGCGAACCATATTCTATCCCTCCTGAACAATTTGATGCGGATAATGGGTATCAGAAGATCATGCTCGTATGGTATGAGAAGAACCGAGTCCTTGCTTACGACAACAACCCTAGAATTGTAATCGATCCGGATGTATATCCCGAAACCGTTGGCGACTTTGAGAATCATTTCGATGACTGGGAGAAAGACACTGTCTATATGCGCAATGATGTCGATAAAATCGACTATGAAATTGACGCATGTCTCACCAATTATGACGAGATGATCAAGGTTCTGCCGTACGTTGATGGCGAAGAGGAGGATGGTCCTATTGACGGCTGATCAGCTCTGGTGGGAATACTATCGATATTTGTACCAGATGATCTGCGGAGTCAATGCTTCCGTTTCGAAGACCATCCAATGGAAGAGACTAACTGCACATCTTTTTCAGACGCCTTTCCGCTATAGTTATATTGCTATGGATGGGAATCGTTTGGAAGATGGGCTGTCGCTTCGAGATCGATTCGGAGACTGTGCCGGACATTCTCAGCATACTTTAACGCTTCTGGACCAGTACGAGTGCAGTGTTCTCGAGGTTATGATTGCGCTTGCACTTCGAATGGAAGAAGAGACTATGGCTAGTAGTGAGTTCGGCGACCGTACGAACCAGTGGTTTTGGTATATGATCGTCTCGCTTGGTCTTAGCGGTATGACTGACTCTAACTATAATGCTGATTATGTCGACATGGTTCTTGATCGTTTTATGGATCGAGAATATTCTCCGGATGGAAATGGTAGTCTCTTTTATGTTCCCGGAACTAAAAAAGATTTCCGAAACATTGAAATCTGGTATCAAATGTGCGAATATCTTAATAGTATAATCAAAGAAGGGAGATAGTCCTCATGCTCGACTTCATGATGGTTGCCACTCGAACCAATCGGGCTGGGGGCATCGAAGTATTTCCTAAATTCATCGTCAAGCGATCTGCAGATCTAATGATTCGAGGCGGCGATTTTTATGCCATCTGGATTCAAGAGTTGGGTTTGTGGTCTACGGACGAATTCGATGCATTGCGGCTGATTGACCAGGAGGTCGAAGCATATTTCAACAAAATGCCTCCCGATCTTCAGTCGCGTGCACGAGCATTTTATATGTGGGATGCGGAAAATGGTATGATCGATCGTTGGCATGCATATTGTCAGCGTCAATGCCGGGACAACTACCATGTTCTGGACGAATCCTTGACATTTTCAAATGTTGAGGTCAAAAAGACAGATTATGTTAGCAAGCGTCTCTCATATCCTCTTGAACAAGGCGAGTGCAATGCTTGGGATCATTTGATCGGAACATTGTATACACCTGAGGAACGTCATAAGATCGAGTGGGCTATTGGTTCGATAGTAACTGGCGACAGCAAGCGGATTCAAAAATTCCTGGTATTGTATGGCCCGCCTGGGTCTGGTAAATCTACTTTACTGAACATTATCCAGCAACTTTTTGATGGCTATTATAGTGTATTCGATGCAAAGGCTCTTGCAAGTGCAAGTAATCAATTTGCATTGGAATCATTTAAATCGAATCCATTGGTGGCCATTCAGCATGATGGCGATCTGAGCCGTATTGAGGACAATACTAGACTGAATAGTTTGGTTTCTCATGAGACAATGGTCGTCAATGAAAAGCATAAATCTTTATATGAAACCAGATTCCGTTCGTTCTTATTCTTAGGCTCAAATAAGCCCGTTGAAATCACGGATGCACGATCTGGTATTCTTAGAAGACTAATTGACGTTTCTCCGAGTGGTGAGAAAGTTCCTCTCAGAGAGTATAACAAACTTACTAAGCAGGTTGGCTTCGAACTTGGTGCAATTGCTTGGCATTGCCGGGAAGTATATTTGGCAGATCCTGAATACTATGATTCCTATATTCCAAAAGCAATGATGACTGTCACGAACTCTTTCTACAACTTCATGCAGGAACTGTATGCGGCTATGGATGGAAAAGACGGCATCTGCATGAAGGATGCTTGGGATATGTATAAGGGATATTGCGAAGAAGCAAATGTCTATAAGCCTCTCCCTCGGAACAAGTTCAAAGAGGAAATTTGCTTATATTTTCACGAATATTACGAACGATATTATACTGAGGATGGTGTACGAGTTCGTGGATATTTGAAAGATATTAAGGTTGGCATGCTCAATGGCGAGGAAGGATCCACAGAAGAGGCACCTCCTAAGAAAACTAAAGGGTCAAAATGGTTGGATTTCTCTGATCATACAACTTCAGTATTTGACGAGGATTGCGCGCTTTGCCCTGCTCAATATGCTACAACAAATGAAACACCTGCACTCGCTTGGAAGTCTGTTAAAACTCAGCTTAAGGATCTTGATCCGACAAAATTGCATTATGTGAAAGTCCCTGTTCAGCATATTGTAATCGACTTCGATCTGAAAAAAGATGGAAAAAAGGACTTCCAAAAGAATTACGAAGCTGCTAGCAAGTGGCCTCCGACATATGCAGAACTCAGTAAGTCCGGTCAAGGTATTCATCTCCACTATTTATATTCTGGCGATCCCTTGCGCTTGAGTCGTGTATATGATGAATACATTGAGGTGAAAGTATTCAATGGTGGGTCCTCGCTACGGCGTATGCTGTCAAAATGTAATGATTTGCCGATTGCTACGATTAGTAGTGGATTACCATTGAAAGGAGAAAAGACCGTGGTCAATCTTGATAAGATCAAGAGCGAAAAAGGACTTCGAATCATGATAATGCGTAATATCAACAAAGAAATCCATGCAGATACAAGATCCAGTATTGACTTTATCTACAAGATTCTTGAAGATGCTTACGAGTCTGGTATGAAGTACGATGTATCTGATCTAAGCAATGCAGTGCTTGGATTAGCGGCCTCTAGTACGAATCAGTCAAAATACTGTATTAAACTGGTGAGCAAAATGCACTTCAAATCAGCAGAACCCGTTGAGATGTCTAATGAGAGCACGAGCGATAATGATCCGCTTGTCTTCTTTGACTGCGAGGTTTATCCGAACCTACTTCTGATTAACTGGAAACAACAAGGTCCTGGTAAAACGATCACACGCATGATCAATCCCTCGCCGCTTGAAGTAAAGGCACTTATGAACATGAAGCTGGTTGGATTCAACTGTCGTCGTTACGATAACCATATTCTTTATGCAAGAATGCTCGGTTATACGAATGAGCAGATCTTTGAATTGAGCCAGAACATTGTCGCTAAGAAGCGGTCGAATGCTATGTTCGGATCTGCCTATGATATTTCCTACACAGATGTTTACGACTTCTGTTCGAAAAAGCAAAATCTGAAAAAGTGGGAAATCGAGCTGGGCATTCATCATCAGGAGATGAGCCTTCCTTGGGATCAGCCGGTTCCGGAAGAACTCTGGGAAGAGGTTGCAAAATATTGCGATAACGACGTTTTGGCAACTGAAGCGGTATTTGAAAAGAATAAAGGCGACTTTGCGGCACGTCAAATCCAAGTTGAGCTTGTGCGTAAGCTTCATGGAATGCGTGCAACTGTCAATGATACGACAAATACATTGTCTGGTCGTATTATATTTGGCAAAAATAAGTCTCCGCAATCTCACTTCAACTATCGTGATCTGAGCCAGCCGGTACCTCCGTCAAAATATAAAGAATATCGAGAACTCTTTGGTCCTGATTATCAATTCCATGTATTTGATGCAGAGGGCCTCCCGATCTACGAGATATTTGATCCGGAAAAAGACTATCCCGAAACATATTCTATTCTGCCATTCTTCAAAGGCTACAAATTTGAGCGAGGAATCTCGACATATTTAGGAGCTGAGATTGGCGAAGGTGGACGTGTTTACGGATGCCCTGGCATGTATGGGAATCTTTGGGATGGCGATGTTGCCTCCATGCATCCTCACAGTATGATCTATGAGTGTGTGTTTGGCCCAGAATTCACTAAGCGGCTGGAAGAGCTCGTTGACGCACGTGTTGCAATCAAGCATCATGATTTCGAACTAGCTGGAACTTATCTGGAAGGTGCTCTGAAGCCATATTTGACAGAAGAGCTTGCTGACTCCTTGGCTCAGGCCCTAAAGATTGTTATTAACAGCATTTATGGTCTGACGAGTGCCAAATTCGAAAACCTCTTCAGAGATCCTCGAAATATCGACAATATTGTTGCAAAACGTGGCGCTCTCTTCATGACGCTCTTGAAGCAGCAAGTTGAAAATCTTGGTTATACAGTTGCTCATATCAAGACGGATTCGATCAAAATCCCTGATGCAGATGATCGCATTCGTAATTTCGTAATCAAATTCGGTATGGAATATGGTTACAAATTTGAGACTGAGGCTGAGTTCGATAAGTTCTGCTTGGTCAACAATACTGTCTATGTTGCTCGATTTAAGACCCCGAAGAAAGACAAGAAGACCGGAAAAGATATTTGGTGGACCGCTACTGGTTTGCAGTTTGCCGTTCCCTATGTCTTTAAAACACTCTTCTCGCATGATGAAATTGTCTTTGATGACTTCTGTGAAACATTCCAGGTATCCAATTCTGCACTGTTCTTAGATTTTAATGAGTCAATGCCAGATGTATCTGATCTTGAGAAGCAGCGTAAGAAGTTCTTCGAAAAGAATATCAAGCTGTTTCTTGAGCAGAACCTGCAACCTGAAGCGGAGCATTTGGCAATTCTTGAAAAGCTGGATAAGGATATCGCCGCTGGTCATAGCCTGCAGTTTATTGGCCGAATTGGTCAGTTTACGCCTGTTGCATCTGGTTCTGGTGGAGGCATCTTACTCCGTCAGAATACAGATAAATTTGGCAACATCAAATATGATTCTGCCGGTGGTGCTGATGGATATCGTTGGATGGAATCTGAAGCAATTCGTGGAACCGCAATGGAAGCAAATGTCGATATGAGATTTTATACATCTCAAGTCGATGCGGCCATTGAGGAAATCTCAAAATATGGTGATGCGGAGTGGTTCATTTCTGATGATCCTTATATTCCGCAAGCTAGTCCCTGGCAAATGGCAGGTCAGCCCTGGGAGGATGATCATGCCGATAAACTTTTTGCAGTACGCTAACTGCGCTAAAATATATTCATTTAAAGGAGAACAAAACTATGCTGAACCCTGAGAACATCTATTTCGAGAATGCCGAGATCACCTTCAAGAACTTCTCTGGTCGTCCCACCAAGTATCAGCGCCAGGAAGGTTTCCGAACCTTCTCCGTAGTCGTTGATGACCCCGATATGGCCCAGCATCTGAGCGAAGATGGCTGGAATGTTCGGATTCTACATCCTCGGAACGAAGGCGACGCCCCCAAGCACGTTCTGGATGTGTCTATCAACTTCAACTTCTGGAAGAAGCCCGAAATCTACATGATCTGCGATGGTCACAAGACGAAGCTCGATGAAGAGGACCTCAATATTCTCGACGGCGCCGATATTATCACTTCTGATATCGTTGTACGTCCTCGCCTGTGGGATGACAACGGTATCACTCGTATCAAGGCGTATCTGCAGGAGCTGTATGTAACAATTCAGCAGAGCCGGTTTGCCGCTAAGTACGCCGATATGTAATTAGGTCAAAATGGGTGCCTTATAGATGGTAAAAATATTTCAAATCATATTTTTGAATTGAAAGGGATTCAGGCAATCTCAATATTTTTGTAGCAAGCCATCTCTTAAGGTTAAATGTCTTAAAAGCAGCCCATTTGATATACCCCATTAGCTCAGCTGGTCAGAGCAGTCGGCTCATAACCGATCGGTCCTGGGTTCAAATCCCCGATGGGGCACCAAACGGAGGACCAGCCGCCCTTCGATGCATAAATAGTGGCTCTAATAATTATAGATGAGGTGAATCAAAATGAGTATGTACGATTGGGCGCGGCAGGAAGTTCAATTGGCAAAGGCAGAGTTAAAACGGAATAAAAACGATGAAGCGCAGTGCATGATCGCTTGCTATGATTCAGCATTGCGAGCTTATGAAAAGCTTATGAAGGATGGCCATACTGGGACGAGTTTCGCGATTACTCGTGGAATTTTGGAGAAGCTGATGAATGAGATTCCTCTGATGCCACTTGAAGATACAGAGATTATGTGGAATCATGCATACGATCATGAAAATGAGGCTACCTTCCAGCATAAACGTATGCCAAGCCTATTCAAAACGGTAAACAAAAAGACTGGAATTGTCAGATTCTCAGATAACGATCGAATTCTTTGTAAAAATCCGGTAGATACTAGCTCTGCCTATTTTCATAGTGGCTTCATTACGAGGATTATCGATGGGATGTTCCCTATTGAATTTCCTTATATGCCGACCAAAGAAAAGTATATCGCATATGTTACGGATTTTCTAATGGATCCGGCAAATGGCGATTTCGATACCATGAACTTAGTTTCTGTAAAACTTCCTAATGGGGAAGTGCGGCCAATTAATCTTTATTATAAAGAGGAAAATGGTCGCTGGTCATTGATTACCCCAGACGAATGGATTGGCAGAAAGAAAAAAGCTTTTGAAAGGAAGAAATAAATGGAAAGAATCGCATATGTTATCATCTCGGATAGAGAGCGAAAAGACTTCAATTGCCCCGGATATATTCAAAGCGCCTTAAGTAGTCCTACTGGGGCTAGAATTATTGTTCGAGTGTACTCGCCAACCGATCAAGATAGTATGGGGACTGAGCATTGCTTGAATGCGGATCAAGTGGCATCTGTCGATCGAATGACATTCCATAAATATTTAAGTCAGGTCACTTCTGCCAGAAAAGATCGTGAGAATGCGGGGAAAAATATGACACTTAATGAACTTGGAAAATATATAGCAAACGAGCATACACGGAATTTTGTAAATCGAGAATGGTTTGCAGGTGTCGATGGCATAAGATGTGAGACCAAGGTCGACTATAATGGAATTTCGAGGAGGAATAATATGATGAAATATGGCGTTAAAGAAATCATCTATCACGATGCTGCGACGATTGTCTACTGGACTGATGGCACAAAAACTGTTGTAAAATGCAATAAGAACGATGAATACAGTGAATATTCTGGTTTTGTTGCAGCAGTTGCTAAGAAAATGTATGGTGGGGCAAACGCCATTAATCGGCTTATTGATTCCAAAAAGACTATTCGTGGCAATGGGCTGGGTCAGCCGTTCCGTTCGAAGAAAACGTTCGAAGAGATTCTTGATGAAGCTGCTGAAAAAAAGCCGCTAAGGAATATGGAGAGCTTCCTCCCGATCCTTTAGAGCATCCTGAACTC